CTCAGTACCCAGCTCTCCGCGCCAGCGACGAGACCACTGCCCATGGTGAGCACACCACCGGCAACCCCCAGGCTGGCGCCGTTGCCAAGCTGCTGGGTCCATTTGCCGGGATTGAGGTCTGTGCCGGTAAAGCTGTCGCGCCATTTCTTTTGGACGGACTTCACCTTCACCATGTCCTCAATCGGATCGTAGCCGCCAGTGCTCATGCTGCTGCTCCGGGAGTATTGTTCTGTCGCGGCGGTGCCGCCGCGCCGGTGGCCGCGATTTCCACCGCCGCCATCTGCGCCGCATCCTGCGCGCCGCCGGATTTGGCGACGCGCCTGGGATCGGTATCAAGCGAGATGCCAGCCGCATCCAGCGCAGCATTCGCCTTGCGGATTTCCTCAACCGCCTGGCGGAAATCATAACCAAAGGCACCAGTGGCTTCGGATTGCGGTGTGAAGCCCGCGCGCACCTGGGCGATCAACGCCGTGGTGTCCTTCAGCGGATCAATCATCTCATGCGCGGGCGGGACATGGGAAACGCCATCGGGCATGTCAGTGGCCCAAAGCCCGAGCAGCGCGCCTTGCGTGTGAAAGCGCTCGGCGATGGGCCGCACCAGCATTGGGATCAGCATGCCGTATTGCACCTGTTCGCAGAGGCGGCGGAATTCGATCTTGCCGGCGCGCAAGGACGAGTAATTCGCCTGCGTCAGATCGCCGGAGACCTGGTCATAGGTGAGGCCCGCGCCGACAGCGGCGGCTTCAAGCGCGCGGCGCGCGAAGGCGGTATGCGATCCGCCGCCCGAGGGGTTCACCACCTCCACACTGCCCATGCCGCGCCGGTAGAGGATCATCCCCGGCTCAAAACTTTCCACCGCGCGGCCTTGCGCATCGCGCAGCAGGTTCGCGGCGGGACCGGTCAGGGTATCCTCGCCTTCCTCGGTCACCACGGCGGCGAGGCAGGCTTCGATCTTGGCTTTCATCAGCAGCGCGGCCTCGTAATCGCCAAGGTCACGCAGCCGCAGCAGCACGGGCGCAAGCCAGGAGACATCGCGCAACTGCCCAGGCCGCCGCTTGCGAAACAGATGCAGCACATCGCGCGCCGGGATGAAGTCGCTGTTTTGCCAGGATGCACCCGGCAGCATCCAGGCCGCGCCGGGGTGGCTGCGATGCAGCCAATAGCCAATGGGCTCGCCCGCCGTGCCGAGCGCGATGCCCTGGGTGGTGGGCGCGCCATTCACCATGCCGTGGCGCGATGTATCCAGATGATCGCTTTCCAGCACTTGTAAGCTGAGGCCGATCGGGTTCCGCGCCGATGGGCGCGTGGTGACCAACCGGATGAAGCATTCGCCGCTTTCGACCACCGCACGCATGGCCAGCGCCTGCAGGCCATAGAGATCGAGCTTGCCTTCAGCATCGCAGGCGGTGCTGTCAGCCCAGCGGCGCCAGGCATCGGCGTGGCGTTCATCGGGCCAGCGCGTGGTGATGCCGGCACCGACCGCATTGCCGGTCCAGAGATCCACAATGCGCGCGGCATAGGGGTCATTGCGCACGGCATCACGCGCGCGGCGGGCGATGCCTGGTGCGGCCATGCCGATCTCTGCCGTCGCGCTACCGCCCGAGGCCGCCCAGCTTGAGGCGCGACTATCCTGCGCTGCCGCATAGCCCCGAAAGGCCCTCCAGGCGGCGCGCAGGCGGTGTTTCATGCGGTGGGGGCTCCAGAGATGGTATCAAGCAGCGCGATGGGGCCTTGGCAGGTGGCGCGACTACTGGCGTGGCCCTCCGGATCACGGCGAAGGGTCGGGCTCGTCCTCGTCAAGGAAGCTGCGCCTCTTGCGCTTAACCGGAGGGTGTAAAGGCCTCAGTTTTTCCGTAACCAAGGAAAGGATAATACGCGCCTTTGTTTCGGGATCCCGGTAACTCTTAAATGTTGCACGGATGGAGATCAGTAAGCCGCTTTTGAACACCAATTTGGGGAATAGTTGCATTTGCACGGGTCCCACCGTGCGCGGCAGCAGCTTGGGCCATGCCAGGGCGATTGCCAGGTGAGAGACTACCCGCCTGATCAGCAGGACGCGCTTGTCATCTATTTTTTCAGGGTGAAGTTTTAGGGAAACGCTATCCCGAATGATTGGGCTCACGGTGAGAAAGACGCCAAACCCGAGATAGGCCAGAAAGAGCAGAACGAGAATTTCGAGCATGCGGCGGTGCCTCCTTTCGAGAGGAGGATGAAAACAATCCCCCTATATATAGGGGACGCCTCTGCACGGTCGGACCGGGGGTTACGCCCCTTCATCCAGAACGGGAAAAGCTGGCCAGCGTCATGCCCGGGCGGCGTGCGGCGGCATTCTCCGCGCCATGAAGGGCAGTGATGGCGCGCCTCAATTCATCCAGGCTGCGATATTCCACAGTGCGGCCTTCGAAGGTCACGCGTGTGACGCCGCCGGTATAGGCGCCAACCAGCACAGCGGCGCGGCTACCCGCGGGCTGCGCCAGCGCCCAGGCGAGGGTTGCGGGGTCCAAGGCAGATCACCCGCCCGCACCGCGCGCCAGCGCACGCAGGATCGGCAGGATCTGCGCCCCACCCGCGCCAAGCGCGATAAGCACTGCAACGATGCCCCAGATCGCGCCTTCGATCCGCCGCGTCTGCCTGCGCAGGCCGCAGATTTCGGCACGCACCGCCGTGTAGCGCTCGGCACAGCGTTCGACATGCAGCGCCAGATCCTCGCGCTCGCGCGCATGGAGTTCCCCGTTACTCATGATTTCCTCCCGAAAGTAATCAGCGCAGCCAATTGCCACGCGGTGCCAACCAACCAGGCCGACGCATCATGGGTGGAGGCTCCGGGCTTGGCGCCGGCGCTGAGAATGCCGCAGCCGCTTCCACCTGCGGCACATCCACCGGCGCATTCGCGATATCCTCGCGCAGCCTTTGCCAGAAGCGCTCGCCATACCGATCCGCGCCTAGCAGCCACAACGCCGCACGCGCCAGTACGGCACAATCCAGCGCCTCATTCCGATCCCGAAGCTTCGCCCACTCCTGGCGAACAAAGCCGCGCCGGTCTTTCACCTGGTGCAGCTGCTCCGCCACCAACTGCTTGACCCACTCAACCTCAATCCCCTGCGGCAAATGCACCCAGCCGGGCGGGAATTCCGCTGCCTCACCGCGCCCAAGCCAAAGCCGGCGATAAAGATCAACCTTCCAGGTCGAAACCGAGACCGTCCAAAGCTTCAAGCCGCGCCGCAGCTTTCGTCCATCGACCAATGCATCTACCGGGGTTGGGCCCTGCACCGGTTGCGCGCGGTTCCAACCATCCACGCCCTTGGTCGGCGCAATGCGTGGGTCGCGCAGGCGCCTCAGATGGCCATAGACCGCCGCCGTATCGCGCCCGCCCGTGTCCACGCAGGCCTTGGCGATGCGTATTGCGCCACCGCCCGCGCGCGGCCAATCGCGTGCCAGCAATTCCGCCAGCGCATCCCAGGGCGCGCGTTCGCGCGGGCTGCCTGCAATGACGATGTGATCCACCAACCAGGAGGAGTAACCCTCAGCCCAGGCCCAGACATCGCATTCCAATCGATCATCCTGGACATCGACGCCTGCTGTCAGCACCAGCGCGTCCTGCGCCACAACACCCAGCCGGAAATCCTCGCGCCGTTCCACAAGGCGTTCCCAATCCGGTGCCTCACCACGATCTTGCCAGGTCTCGCCCAGTACGGTGTTGCGGAAGGTTTTCAGATCCTCGGCCTTGCCCTGCGCGGCCTCCCAATCGCGCGCAATCTGTTCCCAGGACAACCAGCCAACCGGCGAATAGAGCGCCGAAATATGAAAGCCGATCGTATGCGGGTTCTCCGCCGATGCGGTCGGCCGCCATTCACCGGCAGCGAGCAGCGCGGTCTTATGATGTTCCTCAATCGGCGTGTCGCATTCCTCGCAATGATAGCGCACGCTGCGCGGGTCGCCCTTCTCCCAAATCAGCCTTTCGAATTTCAGCCATTGCATCGCGCCGCAGTGCGGACAGGGCAGGAAATAGCGCCGCTGGTCTGATGCAGCGTATTCACGTTCAATCCGGCTGCGCCCGGCGATGGTCGGCGTTGACACCAGAAAGGCTTTCCTGCGCCAGCCGAAGGTGCGGGCCCGAGCCTCGGCGAGAGCAATCGGATCGCCTTCGCCCTCAATATCGCCGGGATAGGCATCCACTTCATCGAGAAACAGAAACCGCGCCGGCATGGAACGTAGCCCGACCGCACTATTGGCGCCGGTCAGCACCAGAATCCCGCCGGGGAATTCCTTGGACAGCATCGTATTGCCGCTATCGCGCGCCCGCGCCGGGGCAACCCGATCACGCAGCGCCGGTGTTTCCTCCAGCAATGGGTCAATGCGTTGGCGCGAGAAGCGCTTGGCCAATTCCACGGTCGGCTGCACTGCCAGCACCGGTGCAGGGACGTGATGCAGGACATAGCCGAGCCAATTATTGCCTGCCTCGGTAGCGCCCACCTGCGCCCCCTTCATGAACACAATCCGCCGCGCCGGATGCAGGGCAGAAAGCGCATCCATCACATCGCGAAGATACGGCGTGCGGCTGGTGCGCCAGGGGCCGGGTTCGGATGATGCGCGGCTGCCCAGGATACGATGCTGTTCCGCCCATGCCGAGACTGTGAGTTGTGGTGGCGGGCGCAGCATGGCCCCGGCACGGCGGCGCACATGTTCACGCGTGCGGCCTTCATTCGCCGCCGATGCCTGGAGGGTCGAAGCGATCGGAAGCCTCCGTCAGAAGCTCATTGATGTGCTGCTGCAGGATGGTTTGCAGTAGGTGGGGTTCGACGCCGAGTTCGGCGGCGATCACACCTGCGACACGTGCGGGCCAGTTCAGCAGCGCGTCGCGCATCGTGCTGGCGATTTCATCAATCGTCGCATTGGCTGTCGCGACGTCGAGCAGCCGGCCCTTACTTTCGTCCAGTGCCAGGCGCTGGGCTTCGACCTTCAGCGCGAGCTGCGCGACTTTCAGCCGGGCGAAGGGCGTGCCCTCGGCCGCCGCGCCGCCAGCAAGTGGGGAACGCTGCGGGTCAGCGGTTTCCAGCATCCGGGCGCGTGTCTTGGCGATGTCCCATTGGCCATCCGGCTCGCGCGCAATGCGGCCAGTGCGTTCGGCCTTGTGCATGGTGGTATCGCTGACGCCAAGGCGTCGTGCAGCTTCGCGCGTGGAGGAAGTCAGTTCAGCCATGGCGGCGACCTCCCGCCGCGCGTTGGTGAGGGTTCAGAAGCGTCAGTGAGTGGCGCGCTGCCGCGCTGCGTGGAATGCGGTCAGGGCCACTTCCCAGTCCGCTTCATGTGCGGCGCCGATTCTCTGGAGGGGTTCGAGCGTCACTTTCCCCCGACTGTAGTAATCGCCTTCCAGCCTTACTAGCCATCCGGAAAGCCCCTGCGCGGCAAGCGCGTCGCTGGCGGTCGCTATCTCTGCCTCGCTTGGTTCCGTGCGGCCGAGGGAAACATGCCGCCCATCGGCGCCCAGTACGATCCAGCGGGTTTCAGTTTCTATGCGCATCGTCACTCTCCGTCTTGCGTGACGGACGCTTCGCGCTGTAGTTCGCCCGAGCCAAGGCAATAAAGCGCCAGGGATCGCGATGATCCCTGGGCTATGCGCTGACAATCCAAACTGTGGCTGCGCAGCTTCATTCAGCGACGCGGTAGACCGTGTAGGATCCCTTCGCGCCCTGCTTGTTGGGGCCGACTTGGCGAATGCGCTCGGCAATCTCCGCCGTGATCCCCTGGCGCTTTTTCAGCCCGGCAAAGAACCCGCGCACTGTGTGTTGCGCCCAGCCAGTGGCCTCGGCGATTTGCGCCACCGTCGCGCCCTCAGGGCGGCGGAGCATCGCAAGCACCACTTCTTGCTTCGTGCCCTCGCGCGGCTTGCGGGGCGCGCCCGTGGCGCGTGTGCCGCGTCGTGAGAGCGCGCTGCGCAGCATGTCCATCGCGCGCGTGATCGGGTCCTGCGTGGTATTGGCCGGTGGCGTTTCTTCCCAGGCTGCCAGCAGGCGCTCGGCTGCTTCGCGCAGGTTCACGCTGGCCATGTTGGGCGCCTCTGGCGCGGCTTGGGCGGGCTCGGCGGCGGGCTGCTCCTCAGCCTGTGGTGTCGTGTCTTCACCGCCCTGCGGCGCCGTGTCGGGCGCGGCGCGGCCCTCATTCGGGTCAATGCCAATGGCGCGCAGCCCTTCATCCGTCACCTGGATCAGGATCGGCGTGCCATCCCCATCCTTGCGCCAGACCATAGCCAATTGATCGCGCGGCGCGGCCACCTCAATCAGCAGGCGGCTTTTGATCAGGCTGTTCACCACCGCGCGGCAGGCGGCGACTGGCAAATGCTTCGGCGCAATCGCCAGCAATTGCGGGTGCTGCGCGCCATGGCTCAATACAATCCGCTGCGTATCTGAAAGCTTCATCGTCTTCGTCTCCGGGTGCGGGAGCCGACTATCGGCCCCTACTGCCGGGAGCCCCGCGGGCGGGCCCTGCGGGGCAGTGCGGCGCCGCCTTGCGGCGGGCGTCGCTTCAGTCTTGTGCTTCGGCGGCGATGCCCTCGTTGATCACGAAGCCCGTCAGGTAGGGCAGGCCGGCGGGGATGCCGGTTTCGCGGCTGGTGCGCTGCGTGATGCGCCAGCCCATCCATTCCGCGGTGGTCTTTGCGATGGCGTCCGCGAGGCTCGCGCCGTAATGCATCTGGCTATTCACCCCGTCGGCGAAGTGGCGTCCGTAGCGGCTGTCCAGGAAGGCGCGGACCGAGGCGGGGTCCGTGCTGGTCGCGTTGTGGATCGCGGTGAAGGCGATCGGCCAGGCTTGCTGCGCGTGTTCGCGCATGGTGCCCCAGAAACCCCAGTCTTGGTTTTCGGTAGGAAGGATCGTGCTCATCTGTTTGTCTCCATCATCGGCGGGGGAAATCCCCTGCGCGTGACAGACCATTCGCGCTGTGATGGGGGCTGAGCCAAGCGAAATAGAGCGTCATTTTATTGCTATGATCAGCAAGATTTGATCATGATGTGAGGGCCAAATGACAGCACCATTCGGCCCTCGCTTTCACTTATCGGCTGCGCTTTCTGCTGCGCTTCGCGGCGGCTTGGCCCGCTGCGTAGGCTTCCGCGAGTGAATTTCGGATGGACCAGACCGCGACATCGTGAAAATCGAGCGCATCGCGGTTTCTGGTCTCGAGCGTTTCAACAGAGGGCATGTGCCGCTTGGCAATTTCGAGGAAAAGCTGGTCGGTTGAAGGGGTGTCGTTCATCTTGGTCTCCTTGCTGCGGCGCCGGGGCAATTCCCTGCGCCTGAGGGACCATTCGCGCTGTAGCGGGGGGCGAGCCAAGCGAGATTGAGCGTTACTTCATTGCTATGATTGGGAAGTTCCAATCATGATTTATTGATCGCGCGCGCTGCAGTGACATCGGCAAAGGTGCGGTCTTCGCCATCAAGTACCGCCGCTTGCCCGGTTTCCTCCTGCCAGCGCTGCACAATCACATCGCAATAGGCGGGATCAATCTCGAGCAGTACCGCGCGCCGCCCGGTGCGTTCCGCCGCGATCATTGTGGTCCCCGATCCGCCAAAGCAATCCAGCACCGTATCGCGCGGCTTGCTGCTGTTGCGGATGGCGCGCTCGACTAGTGCCACCGGCTTCATCGTCGGGTGCAGATCGTTCCTGGCCGGCTTATCGAAGTGCCAAACATTCCCCTGGTCCCGCGCGCCGCACCAGTAATGCTGCGCGCCGGCCTTCCAACCATAGAGCATCGCTTCGAATTGCTGATGGTAGTCTGCGCGCCCAAGCGCAAAGGTATTTTTGGCCCAGATGATGGTGCTGGACCATTTGCCGCCCGCTTCCTGCCAGGCCCGATGCAGCGTTGGCCATTCGGAGGACGACATGCAAACATAGCTGGCGCCCTTGGTGACCGCGAGAAGGTTCGTCAGCGCAGGCCGCAGGAAATCCAGAAATCCCTTGCCCAACGCGTCATTGGCGATGGTCATCTTAGCCGCCGTGCCGCCTTCGTAAGCAACATTATAGGGTGGATCTAGAAAGGCCATGTCCGCGAGATTCCCATCGCCAAGGGCACGCTGCACATCCGCAAGCTTGGTCGCATCACCGCAGAGCAGCCGATGTTCACCGCAGCGCCAGAGGTCACCTTCGCGCGTGACGGGATTGACTGGCAGCGGCGGGGCTTCGTCAGCGTCCTCGCCATCAAGTCCGGCATCGGCGGCGGCCAGCAAACGGTCCAATTCCATGCCGGAGAAGCCAAGCACGTCCAGATCCACCGAGGCATCGTCACGGATGCGCGCGATTTCCGCCGCGAGCAGCGCCTCGTCCCAACC